GGGTTTTATTGTCCTTAAGTTTCATAGGTTTCTAGCATGGTTAGCGATTTTCTTAAGTCGGGGTTAATTATCCATTCTTCTTCAATAGCCCAGATAGCCTCAGCAGCTGCCAGGGCAGCCGGTTCTCGGTCTAGGTCTATTCCTTCAGGGACCAGGGTTAACAGCTGATCTAGCCGCTTGTACTGTTCATGTAGAGCGATCTCTACGACGTTCTTAAACTTATCCATTTGAATGGCTACAGATAAACACAAATAAATAAAAGTGAATGATGAAAATGAAAATCATTCTCATTCTTAATAAAGATATTAATTGAGAACCCTTGATATGACTAGATTCTTATGAAATCATTTCATATTCATTGGATTCTGTATCTAATGAGAAGTCTTGATATGACTAGAAAAAGAAGGGGTACCCCCTCCCCTTTCCAACTTTGGACCCCCTAAGGGGGGTTTTGCCTCGCTTGCTCCTTACGTATAGGCTACGAAGATTTTTGCCAAATTACTCCGGCTATAGCGGGAATAACCTGAGAAAGAACATCTCGACAGCCTATAGCTACCTTCTGATGTTCAAGCTGAGTTCCATTGCCAGATCTAAGACCTATATAATGAACCCATGAACGGATAGAACCGGCCATATAGAGCCTAGTAGGCGTTGCCAGGGGTAAAACCTCCCTAGCAGTCTCTTTAGCTACACCAGCAAGGATCATCTCCTGATATAACTGCTTAGATTTATAGAATAACTGTTGAGCTCTAGATTGAAACTTAGCTACAACAATAGGATCTAGATCATCGATACTGTTTTGTCTATTAACTGTGTCTTGTCTACGAAGAGCTTTAGGGTAGTCAGCAAAGTCTTCTACAGCGGCATAGCGTTGAGAGAACTCTTGAAAGCTAAAGGAACGGTGTCTAAGTATTTGAGCAGCAATAGACCTAGTGGTTTGAATCTCTAGAACAGCATGAGCTAGTTCAAAGGGACTCCAGTGTTGGTGTTTAATTAGATATTTCAATAACCTCTCTATCTCAGGGTTAGCCTGATTGAAGGGATTGGATACCCTTGCACAGTAAGCAATAGTTTCTTCTGCTTTAGGGGTTATTGATATAAGGGATACGGTGGGTTCCATACAACAGGTTATAACCGGCTGTAACCGGTAGTAATTACGATTAAGACGTTATTGATTAGGTAATAACTTTAAGGATTAAATATCCATAGCATCAAACGCTTAAGCAGCTTCCTCGTATGAGGTTATGATGTCTCTCTATTTCATAGATCAACATGTGCCGTAGCTAATCGGGTTCCCCTCTTAGACGGCCTGCGGCCTATAGACATGTGTATAAGTCTATTGTAATTTATGTATCTTTCGTATCTCAACAAGGCGGCCTCCGTGTTGAGTTGATAACGATTGAATTTGTATATCCCCTAAGTGATTTGTATATGGGGGGATAGATTTAGTATGTAGGTATTAGGCTAAAAGAAAGGAGTCGGGTATATTTCCCCCAGACTCCAATCTCACCGCAATATCCACAATGAAGGGCACCACTCCTCCATCATTATTGCACCCCTTCTCTTAAACCCAGTCATAGACTTTAGAGCTCGAGGCAGGTATTGCTTTAAAGGGTCTACCTAATGCAAGAGCATCTGTAGCTAGTTGGCTATTATTTTCAAAGGCTTCTTGCATAGCTAACCATTCTTCGTGTTTTCTAGAAGCTATGTTTCTATGAGCTGATTGAGCCATAGCATCTACAAACCATTGAACACCTTGAGAAAGGGCATCTAATCTATCGTCATGTTTAACGGCTCCCTTTTCTTTACACATACGGCTCATTTGATATCCCAACATGTACTCTAAGCGCTTCTCAGGGGCTTCATCGGGGTTAGAGGAATAATCCCATACAAATACCTTAGGATCAATTATAAGCTTGTGTTGATTCATTATAGGTTCAAGGGTATCTATAATTCTTTCTTCTTTTCTAACGGTAGCTCTAACTTCTTCAGTATCCATTCCTGCTTGCATCTGTATTAGATGCTTTTTAAATAGTTCACATATCATTCCATCACCAAAGTTAGATTCAATTAATAATCTAGATGCTTTGTATTTCTTACCCATCCTTACGATGCTTTGAAGGGTGTGGTCGCTGTAGCCATCTCTAAAGGCTTTCATCTCTCTAAGGAAGATGTATCCATTAGCTTGGCTAACTACACAGGCCACCGTCTCGTCTGTGCCCCTACCAGAGGGGTCTACACTAACGATAGTTTCACCATAAGGACATATACCCTCCTCAATAAACATAGGCCCGTAGAAGCGATCTCCAGGTAGTCCTACAGGGTTTAGATCTTTTATCATATATCTAGGATCAGCAGACCAGGCATAACGCTCAGCACATTCATCACCTAGGGGTGTAACTATAAGGTCTTGGAATTTAAGTGGGAACTTCTCAGCATCAGATAGGGAGGTATCAATTTGGAACTGGAGCATAAAGTTACTCCGTCCCATAGCAGCCTCTCTTTCTAGGAGGTCATGCTCAAGGAATCTTGTATCTGTAGGGGTCCATGCTTCAATATCTCCTTTTTCAAGATCATCCACCAACTGAGGGGCAAGGAGGCCTTCATATTTACTAAGATCTTTTGGATATCTTGCGGGCCACACGAAGGGTCTGTAGCTACGTTCTGCAAGTTTTCTGTAAATTGTAAAAGTACTTTGGGGCGTGCCCAGGAATAAGCATCTTGAGTCATCATTAGGGGTTAGGATAGATTCAGATTCAGAAACAAGTTGTAAAAGCTTCTCTCTTTGCATATCTGTTGCACTGTTTGCTGGTACCTCAACGTCATCAAAGATCATTAGGTCAGCTCTAGAGCCAGTCATCTGTCCAGTAATACCTACAGACTTAACTGAGGGGGCTTGATGAGGCCTAGCTGGCCCAACATCAAAAGATATACGAGACCACCTTTGATCGTCTGATAAAGGTCTTAAATGAGATAACCAATCTATATCTAGTATTAATTTCTGACAGAAGATAGAGAAGTTATCTGCTCTTTCTTTAGAAGCAGAGATAACCATAATCTTCTTATCAGGATCTTTGAATAGAGTCCATAAGACAAAGGCTGCAGAGATCCAAGACTTACCAACCCCACGGAAAGCAGAGATCTGTAATCTCTTGGGTCCATGTTGTAGGTAATCAGCTATAGCTAATTGAGCCCTAGTAGGTTTTGGTAAGTCAAGTTCTTTCCAAACTAAAGTAAGGAATACTCTGAAGTCTCCTTTGATCTTAGCCTCAAGAGCTTTTAAATCATCGGATATATGTGGCATATATAATCTATATAACTGGTATAGCTAGGCTGTTAGAGGTCAACTGTTTAATCATTAGTAGACGTGTTAGTTCGTCCTGAGGATCAACCCTGCGAGCTTTTAACTTCTTCGCAGGGATACTCAAGCTAGTTGTTCCTAACACGGTCTTTTACGCGAATGATGCAACAATGAATGCACCAGCTCCACCACCAGAATGAGTCACAGGTACTACTTGACCAAGGCTGTAGTCATTACCATCATCTGTGAAGGTTAGAGCTGTAATCTTACCGTCACCATCAGTAGCAGCAGTACCAGTAGCAGATCCACCAATAACAACTG